CTGCTGAGCTAATCGGCCAAGCTCTCCTATGTCTGCTTGAACCTGTCTGCGGTAAGGATCTTGGGCCTGATAGTCGGCCCTGCTTCCTATTTGCGGGCCAGAGTCATCGCCGTCAATCTTATCGCCAACTATGGTCGCCGAATCGCGGAGCGCCTTTTTTTGTCCTTCCCATAAATCAGTATAAGGGGCCGCCAATTCCTTCCCCTCTTCGCTATAGCGTTCCCACCAAGGCTTTTCAGCCGAACTTTCACCCATGATTCAATCCTTACCCTATGGCCCAATCCTGGCCGGACGATGTTGTGGGGAAATCTCCCATGCGACTATTCGGGGCATTCCTGTAGGAGCCGGAATTATCGGGTTGCTGCCCCTTTTCGTCGAAAAGAGAGGCCCCGTAAGTCAGAGCCGTACTACCCGCCATGGTGAGTGCCTGACTTTGGGAGATGTTTATCCCTTCAGTCACTAGATAGTTTTTTATCCTCTCAGCCAAGGCATGAAGCACCTGCCCCTGAGACAATATCTGACCAGCCTGAGCAACCCTCAAGCCCTCGGCGTATTTGCTAGTCGCCTCTTGAGCCATAGCTTGCCCGTGCTTGCCAACAATCTGAGCCCCAAGCCCAGCCCCTTGCTGCATTACCGCATGGGTCTTCGCCGGGGAGGCTCCACCCAGAGCCCGGGCCTGTTGCCTGATTCCCTCATCACTCGCCATGCCAGCATAGCCCTGAGAAATCAGAGGGGCGCGGCGAAGGCTCTGAGCTGATTCGATGCTTCGATTTAAGTTGGCCTGAGTTTCCGGGTCAAGCTGCTCCCTGGGGGAAGCCTTGAGGCCGGAAGTATCGACCCCGGTGATCAGGTTTTTTATACCGCGCACAACTCCCATGATAGCCCTCTAAGTAATGTGGTCCGAAGTCGGAAATTTAAAGCTCGTGCCGGGCTTTTTAAGACCAGCCAGAAGTGAAACACCCTGAACAGCCATATAAGCGCCAGCACTAGGTGTCGTTTCAGTCAGTCGAAACTTCAACGCCTTAATCTTTTGTTTAGGCAACTTAAAGATAAGCTGAAATTTTGAAGTCCCAGGTGCCGCATCCATCTCAACCGTAGTCGCCGATTCATCATAATCAGTATGATACAGCACTTTGGGATTGGATGCTGCGTTATAGTCCCCCAGAAACAAGAGCCGATAAACCCGACCTAATTGCTGAAGTTGGCCAACGTTAATCCAACCGGTTGTAAAGCCAAAGGCATAGCTCGCATTCGCGCCGCCGTGCTGGTCGTTATAATCAGCACCGGCCTGTTGCTTATAGGTTATCCCATTGGTCCCTAGTCGATAATGAGCGCCCCCGACGACAACAGACCCCGCATTATTCCCCAACGAAGCGTTAAGCGTCCAAAGTGACCACAGGTCAAAGACATAGTTATAAACCAGTATCTTTCCCGAGCCGGAGGCCGTAAATCTCACCTCATGCGAATCCTCAATAACGTGGCCATCAATCAGGAAGTTGGCAACGTCAAACTCCCCCTCAGCATAGGCCCCTTTATAGCTAACCTGCATATTGCGGCCAACAAGCATTAGCCCCTGTCTGGCCTGAAAGAATACACCCGCAGGTGTTTCCACACGGCAGCTCCCAGGAACCACACTCTGGCCCGGGGCAAAAACACGCATGGGGGAGAAATCGGGTCCGGCACCCGAGTCACTTGGTCCATCCCCGGAAATGTAATAGCCGCTCTTGGAGCCGAAAACTAGAAGATGCTCAAGGTTTGGGCATATGGAATTAATCTTCTCAGACTGATTGTCCACGGAGCGAACAAATAAGTCATTGAATCCGGCTTCGCGGTCCTGCTTAAACCTCTTAGAGTGCCAAATGGTGTTATCGGTTGTTGCGAGCCAAAGCCGGTCTTTCCACACAGCAATGTCATATTGAGATGGCGGGCAAATATGCCCCGCATTGCCGCCCATGGTGTAGAGGATCTGATTATCAACCAAATCAGCATCAGAAAGATTATCGGTAATCTCCTGTATGCGGTCAAGCCGGTCCATTAAGACTTCGGCGCAGCGAAAGAAGATGCTCTGTGATGCTTGGGTCCGATACAGAACAACCTTAACCTCTGAACGCGCCCCCCAGACAACCGAAGCATTTCCGGATGGGTCTAATAGGCCGGTGGCGTCTTTCTTGTAGGTTAGATGGAGGCCATAGATACGGAGGAGAGGGGCCTTTGATGAAAGTGTGCCCGTGGTAAAAGACTGCGATGGATTCGATTGCTGAACCTTCCCGTTATGGTCCACCCACTCATACACCGCCTTATAGCTAAACGCGCCACTCAGGACACCCGACCCCGTTACATCTGACGAGTGAATCTCAGGATACCAAAAGAAGTTTTCTTCCTTGAAGTAATCACCCGAGTAGTCCCACAGAATGCCACTGGCAACCTTCAGCGCCCCGTTGGCCTGAACACTCGGAAGATAACGGGCAGGGGCAAAATCAATGAAGCCAACAGCCGCATCCATCGCGGTAAGGTCTGTTCCGTCAGATTGCGTGTTAACCCCGCTGTAGCGAGATGAGCCAAAGCGAAACGTAGTCGCGCTCTCCGCAATCACCCGGGGAACGCCATACATGAAGTGCAGTCGATTAGCTGTCCCGTACTGCAAGAAACGAAAGTCAATTTCCTGACACCAGGGCCCCGCACTTGTCGGCCCCTTGGCCATAACCTGCCCCTGATGGTCTATAATCAGCCCAACAGATGTGTTGAATGTTGAGAGAGCCATCATTCCAGCGCCGGAAACATGATTAGGGCGGCTGGCGTATCCAACGCCTAGATACAAATCGCCGTTATAATCAAAACAGTCAGATGTGACAGTGCAGCCAAAAAGATTCAGCCCCTTGTCTGCGATGCCGCCGCCGCCGCCAAGCGTATAGTCGTAGGAGTTGACCAAGAACTTTGGGGAGCGAGCATTGCAGTTGCTCGTGTTCTTAATCATGGTTAGAAAGAACCGAACAACGCCAGACTCATTTTTCCCGGCAGTCCCGTTTATGAGGACATAGCCAGGGGACGATGTTGAGCCAAACTGAGTATTTGCCGAGGAAATTACTGCCTCTTGCTCCGCACCTTGCAGGGCGAGCGTTTTGTCATACACCCGCATTGCAATACCGCCCGGCTCGTCGGCTGAGCCACTAACGGAGGTTTTATCCTCCGAGATAGTATAGGCAACGGCAACATAATCCCCAGAGGACGCACCGCTAGGCTTCACCACCTTGAGCATTAGGCCAGCAACAAGTTCCATGTTCCCCTTTGCGCTTGCCCCTGGGTATGTTGCCGGATAGGTCGCAAAAGATGTTGCCGCCGCACCACTGTTGGCGGGAGGAAAGTGCGGGGCCGTATTTATCGAAACGGGGGTTTCAGCAGAGCTTTCAGCGAGAGTTCCGCTTGTTGTGGAATAGTAAGAGAGGCGAAGATACTGAGAGGATGCCGTGGTCCTCCTAAAGACGCAAAGGCCATTGGTGATGGATGTGTTGCTAACCGCCTCAACGCACCAATCGGGATTAGTCAAATCCACCGAAAACAGAACGTCTGATACGCTGCTCACCAAAAGAGAAGGAGTCAGGGCAGAGGTTAGGGCACCACTCCCCCCGCCCGTGTCCACCTTCGTGTACTTAACCCGACCGCTACCGACATGAACAAGGATAAAGACGTATTGCCCGGCAGATGCGACCTGTGCCCGGGGAATGTTATACATCGAATTCGCAGTGGTGAACGTGTTAATGAGCGTTCTGGCTACAATCTCAGAGCGCGTCACTTTGTCGATTACTTTAGCATAGGTTCGCCAAGTAACCCCGGAGCCCGTATAAGTGGCCGTGTCAGTAGTCGGGGAGCCGGGAATGGTGGTCGTGTAGTCAATAACGCAATGTTCTTCATCGACAATTTCAGTGACCACATAATCGCCATCGGCCCATCCCGCAAAATTAACCGCGAGTTTTGCCCCAACAGATAAATTATGTTCCGTAGTAATCCTGAGCTGAACTAGCCCATCAGCCTTAGTGTAGCCGCCGGGGATGTCGGCCAGAGTGACCGTTCCCGAAAAACTAACCGCCTCGGTGGGGTCCATTTCAGACCAAACCTGAACCTCAAAGTTATTGGCTTGGCCAATCTGGGCAGATGTTTGAACCAAACTGGTTCCCGCCTCAACAAACTCATTCTCAAGGGTGCAGCCAACAACCCGGCCCTTATTTACCCAATTGTCGCCGGTAGAAGTCTTGGAGTAGGCATATCGGCCATCAAACGAAACAATCTCATCCCCATAAGCTGCAATGGCCTTGCCCGTCGCTACGGTCCCGGCTGAACTACCAGACACAATCGCAGGAACAGTATTGGAGAGGTTATGATACCCCTTCCTCTTTCGCAGCTCGCCGCCCTCAACCACCTGGGCATTATCAACCTCGGTCAGTTCACCCGGAGGAAGGTTGCGGTCAACGATCTTGCGATTTAACCCCTTGGAGAGTGGAAGGCCGATAATTTTCTTTTCAAGAGCCATTAAAACACCCAAATATCGGCAGTTGCCGCATGAGAAAACTGAATCATCAGGGTCTTATCATCGTGCGCGTTGTCTTCCTGATGAGTAGATGGGACATACAGCCCGGCATTACAGCGGGTAACTATCCAGCCACGAATCGGCCTCCCTAGTTTATGTTCAATTGTGTTAACGCCCGTGGCGATGGTCAGCCCTTCAAGCAGGTGACCATCCAGAAGAGGGCAGGACTCAATGGAGCGAAAGCTGTTCTCAAGGCTATTCTGAAGGACATTAACGCTCTCGTTGTCCGTGCTGCCCCTGATAAAAGAACTTATGAACGAATCCCGAGCCATTAAAAACCATCACTAATTAAAAAGATTAATCCTCGAATCTCCATGGGCTCCAGCATTCACATCAACAATCTTATGCGGGTGCCCAATGTCCTTTTTGGAGGCTGAGCCCTCTATTCGGCGCTGAATATCCACCTTCTCCGCCAAGAGCATACGAACGTCAGACTCTTCTTTCATCAGGCATTTGATGGCAGCAGCAACCACTAAATACTCCTGGTAGCCAGTGGCCACACTCTTATTCTTGCTGTTAACGGTCACGGCATCATCATCGCCGTTAGTCGCAAACTGCTGACATTCGGGGACGTAATGAAGCGTTGCCGTCCCAGCGGGGGGGTCCGATGGGATAAACTTAATTACGCTGTCTTGAATGTGGTATCGAAGAGTAGCAATATTACCGGCAACAATTCCGGCATTGCTGTTGTACATGTTCCGCTCTTGAAACGAATACGGCCTAACCGTGTACGTTATCCCGCCAGACTCAAAATCCACCCCAAGCGACTTATAGAACGTAGCGGGCAGCGTACCCTGGCCGCCAGCCAAAGGCAGAGTATAGGTCTGGTCAGAGTTAACGTAATGGTCCTCAAAAGCGAGAATCATTATGTCATGCAACTCAGCAAGGGCGGAATTCA